TCTGATTTGAAATTGACCTTGATACTGGTGTTGCTTTTGTTACTTCAACACCTACAGCAGTTTCAGATTCTATTTCATTAATAGTATTTAAGGCAGTCTGATTAGATGTACCAAATCTAGGTTCAAAACTTATATCTTCTCTTGTAAAGTTAAAATCACCTTCTGTAAGATTATTTATATCTGCTGATTTTTTTAGAACTTGAGTTCCATTAAGAAAAACATCCTTTAATGCAGCAATATTATATTTATCAGTTCCCTGCGTAAGACCTGCTTCTAATGGTGATTTAAAACCAGCGATCTCTCCTTCTGACAAAACATCTATAAGATCATTGGATTGCTTACTGGATAATAAAGAATCTGTAGTTGTTTGTATGCCATCAACATCACCTGCTACTATGTTTGCACTATCTTGTTTTGTGAAGGTAGCATTACCTGATGTAGAGACTGAAGTGCTGCTTTTAACTTTAAACTCTGTTGAAGATGTGACAGAAGTGACAGTTACATTTTCTGTCGTGCCAGAACCAGATGTGACATTTAGGTCAATGACATCACCAACAGCTAATGTTTCTGCACCACTGTGAGTAATAGTAATAGTATTAGTTGATTGAGAATAAGTTCCAGATTGCGGAACATCTTCTTTATAGAAACTAACTACTTCGGCTGGAACTGTAGCAGAAGTTGATCGAGTAACAGTAAAAACAGTTGATGAGGTAACTGAAGCTACTGTTAATTCTTCTCTGACTTCAGAGGGTGCGCCAACATTAAGGATTACGTTTAAAACATCACCTACATTTATTGTCTCACTACCATCATGTGTAATTGTTACTGTCGTTCCTGATTGGGAGTAACTGCCAGTTTCTACAGTAATACCTTCTATTTCAACTAACTTACCAGCAGCATCAAATACAACATCATTACCTAAACCATTGTTTCCAAATTCTCTTAAATAACCATCTAATCCCTGATCTGTGAGACTACCAAAATAATGTGCTTGAAAGGGATCAAAAGCAAAGTCTTCACCAATATCAAAAGCAGAAAAAGTCATTAAACAGAAACCTCAATCTGGTCTGTATCAATTCCATTTGACACATTTATACTTCCGACAAAAATCTCACCATATACAAGAGGGAGTGCAACACCAGCCCTCGATACGTTTGTGACCCCACTAAAGGCAAAGTTAACAGTGGCATCTTCTGGTTCTAAAGTTGACATAGGTTTTGGTTTTGGTGTCAAATAATTTGTGATATCATTAATAATTAAATGAGTCCCTAAAGCTGTTGCTGCTGAAGCTAAAATACCAGCACCAAAAAATGTCGCAGTAGATAAAGCACTACCTCCAAACAACAAACCAATACCAGCTAAGAATCCAAATAACTTACCTTCAACCACTGGTATTATTTTTATTTCTTCTGCTATTGGATCAAACATATTTTCTTCTGTTATGTTATATCCACCAATATCAACTTTGTAGTATTTACCTATCATATATGTTTCTAATTCTGGGTGATTACAACGCAAAAAGCGCATCACTTCAACAGTATTTCTAACTTCTGCCTTTTGTTCTTTCCATCCTACAAAGTCTGCCAGATCTCCATATAGTTTTACTGTTTTAAGCATGGATCTCTCTGTAATGTTTCTATTTTATCTGTTGGCTTAAATTTAAACCATCTTTTTGTCTTTAGTCCAATAATATACCAAGTTCTATTAGATCGTTTACAACTTATAATATCTGCCTTACTAGGATGCTCAGTACCAATAGGGTGTGAATGTATAACAGCATGAATTTTGCCATACTTATCCTCAGTATCAGCCCAATCTAGAGGGTCTAAGAAGAACTGTAAATCATTATGTAAAGCTAGATTTTTACAAGGAATATATTTATCTTTATTTTGATAATTAACAAGTAGACCACATGATTCTCTAGGTGCTTCCTGTTCTGCGTGAACAAAAGCATCTTCTTGCCATATCATTGATTTAAAAATGTACCAATACGGGGAAATAAATCTCTTGTAGCTACTCTTTTGGGTAATTTTAAATTAACAAGGTCAAGTTCTGATGCAAGTTCAAACTGTACAATTTCTCTATTCTCAAGTACCTTTCTATCTATAAAATAAATCTCTTGTGGTAATTCCTGTGTTGTATCAGGTGTTCCAAAAGGATTTGTCCCACCAGTAAAGTTAGCAGCATCCAAATACCTTGCAAGTGTTCTAATCCTTGTAAATTTTGCACCATTAAGATCATTATTGGCAGTAACAGCATTCACAGTAGCGAACAAGGCAGTAATAGTTCCTAAGACATTTGATATTGTAAAAATCGGTCTTGGGATAGCACTACCAGCACCATCAAATTCAAAGCCATCAGCCTGACAAGGAAACTTTTGATATGTATTACCTTGCCATATAACATCACCATTATTTAAATTGTTCGAGCCAGCATGAAAACGCTGAACAGCAGTTGATCCATGCAGAGTATTATCTAAAGTTAAAGTAAAAAGCTCTATGACTGAACTGGGATTTATTTTTTGTAGTTCTGAAACTGGTATTGTCATTAGGGTTCAAATACTTCTCTAAAAGTTGTTGTAATAACTGCTCTGTTATTAAAAGGAATAGATTTAGACCATGATTCACAAACAAACTGTGAGGAACTTGATTCTGCTGGTGGGGTAAATGTAAAGCTTGCTTTATCTAAAGCTCTTGCATCTAAAAATGTTTCTATTGTATCTGAATCAGTCTCCGATACAACAAAAATCAGATCAATGGTTTTTGGATTTTGATTTAATCCAAAAATTAATCTATGTTCATACCCATCACCAAGTTTTATAACTTTAGTATTTGGGTTGCTGTTTTTTCTTGTCCCATAAGTGGGTTGTATTGAAGGAAAATTTGCCATTTATCTATTTAACAAACCTCCAGAACGTTTCTCTTTAATTAGTTGATCCCGTACAACTAGACCAATTACTTGTCCAAGTGCGTTTGCATCAGCAGTATTACCAGAAACAGATGAACCAGAGGCATCTACATTTACTGTAACCATATTATTTGTTTCCCCGCCACCTTTTCCGATTGCACTATTTGGAATAATATTACCGCCTTTAGAACCCATCTGTAATATTTCGGGGCCACGTTCACCCACTACAAAAGCACCACCAGCAGATACTCTTCCACCTCTTTCTTTTGTTCCAAATGCTTTACTTAAAAATCCACCAATCTTGCCTCCTATCCCAGAAACTGCTCTCTGAATAGCTAGTTCAATAAGTTGACGCTTAAGATTGTTTAATACATTAGTCGCTGCATCTGCAAGCGATTTAGTCCCCATAACAGCATCAGTTAGGTTTGAAACTATACCTCTTTCTATATCCTCACCTATTTTCATAAACTTACCTTTTAATTCTTCTGCCTCTTTCTTTGCCTTCTTTTCAGCGTCTGTAATTTTATCTACAGTTGTTTTTATCTTTCCATTTGTAGCTACTATTTTGTTTTTGGCATCTAATTGTTTGTTGTTTTCATCGGTAATCTCTTTTTCTACTCCACTAAATTCAAGCACACCTTCTTTTAATTTGTCTAAATTTTTTTGTGCGCCTTTTAAAAAGTCTTTACCGAAATCTTTTATACCTTTAATTTTTAAATCTATCTCTGGTAATTCAAGCCCACCTAATAATTTTTTTAATGGCTCTGGTATAAAACTTATAATCTTTTCAAAGGCTTGTTTAAAAAAGTCAACAATGCCTTGAGCTAAACCACCAACTTTTTGTCTTACACTATTTATAAAATTAGCAACTACTTTAATTGAATTACCTATCACACCACCAATAACTTTACCTATAAAAATTGCTCTATCTGAAGCATCGGTAATTGCCTCTTTAATACCTATCCAACCTTGTTCTAGATCAAACAAAACATTAGTAGCATTTATCCCAAGTGCCTCACCAATTACTTTTCCAATTTGACCAACAGCAGAAATGATACCTCTAATGGGGGCAGCAACCAGTTTCAATGCACTTGCAAAACCTTCAACAGTAACAGCAGCTACTTTTAAAGTTTCTCTAATAATTACCCCAAACTCTGAACCATCTGTTGTCAGATTTGTAAAAGCTGTACCAAGTCTTGTTAATTGTCCTTGTATAGTATTTGATGCTGTAAATGCGGCTGAAGCCGCAGTGCCTTGAGCGTTTGCTTGATTTTCTAAGTTTTTATTGAAACTTACAAGTTGGTCATTTAACAAAGGTAATATTGCTGTTCTTGCTTCAACAGAACCAAAGAATTTCGCAAGCGTTTCTTCACTAGCTCCACCCTTTGCAACAAGTTCCTCTAATACACCTCCTAAACCTTTTGTGCTTAAAGCTGTAGCACTAAAGTCAATGCCTAATTCTTTTGCCGCTTTAGCTGCCTCACTGGTCGGTTTTTGTATTGAAGCAATAACTTGTCGTAGTCCAGCAAAGGTAGATTCAACTGGAACACCAGTAGCAGTAACAGTAGATATTGCAGCGTTAAGTTCATCTATCCCAACACCAGCACCAGCAGCTATAGGTGCTAAACGGCCTATTTGCTGTGCGTATTGATCTACAACAATTTTACCATCATTTTGTGTCTGTATAAATCCATCAACTAACTTTGCCGCTTTGTCTGATTCCAGTCCGTAAGCATTAAGAACAGAGGTAGTAGCATCAGCAACAGTAGCTAATTCAGAAAATCCTCCTGTAGCACCTAACTGTGAAGCTTTTAAAACATCTGAAAGTTCTGCCACCTCACCAAAGCCAGCAGATGCCACATCATAAGACGCTGATAGTAAATCTAAAGCGGATACCTGACCACTAAGTTCATTTGATAGGCTTGCAAGTTTTGGTTTGAGAGTATCTACATCAACTCCAAGTGTTTTAACTTTTGCAGTAGCAAAATCTTGAGTAGCTAAGACTCCAAAAGCCTTAGTTAATGCAGCAACAGCAGTAGTAATACCAAGAATCGGTAAAAGTGCAGATTGTAAAGCTGCTCCAGCAGTTCTAATACCACCAGCCGCAGTTTTTGCAGACGCTCCAGCACCAAAAAAATTTTTTCCTAGTATTGGTAAATTTTTATTTGCATCTTTAAGTTTGCTATTTGTTCCGTTTACAGTTTGATTAAATTTTTGTGCCTGTGTATTTACATTCTTTAATGCTGTTATGGCTTGCGTAGCTCCTACTCTTAGTTCTACGTTTGAAACTGCCACGACTAAACAATAACTCCTTTAACTATATCTTGATTTGCGTCTGATTGCATCTGCCTCTTTTTTTTCTCTATCGTATTTTAATTCATAATATCCAGCAAAAAATATCAACTCTTCATCTGTGAGCTGTGATCTTAGTTCACTTAGTGTCTTGCCTAATTCTGTTGCAAGGAAAAACTCAAAATTTAACCAGTTGTCCCCCTTTAGGATTCCTTTGCGTTATCAATCGTTGCGTTTTGATTTACGCCAAATAAAAATAACTCTATTTCATTTAAAACATTTTCTGGTAACTCATTTTGCAAGTTAGCAAAATCTGCTGGGTGAAATGCTTTAGTACCATCTTCTTTCTCTGCTAGTTGACAAAGCATATGCGTAGAAACAACTAATGGGTCATCACTCCCAGCCCTTTGCGTTGCTCTGGCTCTGTCAGCCCTTGTAATGGCCTTAAAATATAAACTGACTACGACATTACCATTATCATCTGTAACGTCAAATTTGCGCCTTTTAGAAAGGTCAAACGACTCCTTTAAAAGGTCGAGGGTTCTTTTTTCTGCCATAAATTAAGTGCGAGATAATCTTAATTTACTATATGTCTGAAGTTATGGCACCAGTTGTCTGAAAAGATATGTTAATTAACTGAGTCTCTCCAAGTGTTGCACCATATTCAGCACTTGTAATAATTCCAGAAAAAGCTAACTTTTTAGAACTAGCTGAACTATCAGGGAATAATTCAAATAATGCGTCTCCAGCATCACCAGTTGTTAATATATCTTCAACAAAAGATAGATAATCAGAGTTACCAGCATTGTCATAAATCAATTCTGCTGATCCTTCACCAGAAATAAGACCACCAACAAAAGTCTTTGATGTGTTTCCTTGAACTGTAGTTTCTAAAGTATCTTTTGAAACACTTAATGACCATGATCTAGTTCCAGCAATGTCGGCCTCTGTGCCTCCTGCGTTATGGAACATGATCTTACCTACATCGCCTCTAATAGCTGCCATGACAAAAAAAAGAAAGATTTACAAATATATTAACTCTTTTCGGAGTTTTTTACATCTTTTTTAGAATTTTGTTGACTCTCCATATATCTTTTACAGTTTGGATCCCAATATTGTGGGTCTCTTACACCCTTAACAGCTTCGATAGCGTCTAGCATTTCGTCTGTAATAACAAGTTTTGCCATGTTTAAAGATCCTCGTAAATAGTAAATGTTATTCTGATTTGAGTTTGGAACTTACCCTGCGGACTAGATGTAAGTATTTCTGGTCCAATAGGTGCATCAAAAATAACACTTGATACTGTAATTCTATTGTATAAGTCCCTAAGTCTTTTGCAAATTGTAAGATTTGACCCTGCCCCAAGACCTTCTTCAGTAAATACATTCAATAAAACTAATCCATCAATTTGATTATCAGAATTACTTGATCCTCCCTGAGTTAAGTAAGAGCCATTCCCGAAGCTTGTAATGCACTGTACAAAAGTATCTTCAGCAGTAGAGTCAAACGTCATATTGTTGAAAACTACAGGAATCGCGGGGCTGCTGGCCAGCTCAGTTGCTAATCTAGCCTCTATCGTGGATCGAACTGTATTTAAATCTGTAGCAGCCACTATAATCTCCGTTTTATTTTTTCGTATTCATCATTAGCCCATTTTTGTAATTCTTTTGCAATAAGTTCTGGAAATCCAGCAGTAGTATCTTGTCTTGTTCTATATTGATCTTTCCAAGATGGTGGGAGGTTTTCACCATAACAGACTGGTTCAGCATAAGGTAAATTGTTGCTTATGGTTCCGCTAGTTGCTTTTATCTGTGTTTGCCATGAGTTCCGCAGCCTTCCTGTAACAACTGGTGTAGCCTTTTTTACTCTTCTAGTCCACTCCAAAGTTGTTGCTTGTACAAGAAATACTATTGCATCGTCCATTACATCTGGAATCTGATCTATTCTGATTTGTCTTGCCATGTTTACCTCAAGATAAGATCAAAACTTACTGGTGTATTATTCTGTTCATTCACAATAACTTGAATAATTTTAAATTCTACGCTACTTATTACCACTCTGTCCTTGGTTGTTGGTGCAAATGTAAGATCACCAGCAGATATAGTCAGCAGTTTGTCTTGTGATTCGATTAAATCGTTTACCTGATTCTTTGAAACATTACTTAATGCACCTTTGATAGT